ATGGGGGGGGGGGAGACGGTATTCTGCAATCCGCCATACGGCAAGGCGATCGCGGAATGGGTACGCAAATGCAGCATGGAAGCCAGTCGCAAAGGCACCCTCGTCGTCATGCTCCTGCCCGCCCGCACCGACACACGTTGGTTCCAACAATTCATCCTCAACCGTGCGGAGGTCAGGTTCCTCAAAGGCCGACTCCGGTTCGAGACGAACGGCATGCCGGGCGGCCCGGCGCCATTCCCCAGCATGATCGTCGTAATGCGCACCGGAGAAAGATGAAGGAAGGAGAGAAATAAATGGTTAGGCGCGGCTACGTGCAGCTCGTCAACGGCTTCTACGACAACGACAAGGTGCGGGACCTCGTGCGCATGGGTCGCGCCGACTCTGTGGGCGTGTACTGCATGGCCCTCTCATTGTGCGGCGACAGGCTCACGGACGGTTTCGTCCCACGCCGCGCCATGCTCTCCAACATCGGTGCCACCCCCGAACAGGTGCGGGCGCTCGTGGACGAGGGAATGCTCGAAGAGGTGGACGAAGGCTGGATAATCCACGACTACACCGTCCACAACCGCACCAAGGAACAGGTGCTGCACGCGCGCGCCGACGCCAAGGAACGCAAAAACAAGTCCCGATGTCACAAGCATGTCACAAGCATGTCACAGCGTGACAGTGTTGTGACATCGGGACAAACACCAGAACACCAGAACACCAGAACCCAAAAGAAAGAGAAAGAAGAATATTCTTCTTCTTTCTCCAAAGAAATCGGGGTAAGCGACTTCGAGCTAGCGAGGGAGAAGGCGCACGCCAACGCAGACATCATCCGAAACTATCCGAAACTCGACCTGTCGGACGCATGGAACGCATTCAACTCACGGCATTACGGCGAAACACACACCGTCAACGACTGGACGCGACTCTGGAAAGGCTGGTGCCAGCGCAGAGCCAACATGAGCGGCATACCGCCCTCGAAACGACATACGCACACATGGGCGTGCGAACACACGTTGAAACGCCTCGGCCTCGAATCACGCGACGACGTGCAAGACATGACCTTAGCGCAGCGAACGGCGAACGAACTCAACAAGGAAGACCGGAATGGAAGAACCTGAACTCACCGAACAACAAAAAACAGCCCTCAGAAAAGCAATCGGCGACATCGTCGGAGACTACGCGCCGTGGGTGCTGATCGTGGACATCACGCCACTTGGAGAGACAAACATGGCGCTCTCCCAAAGCGTGACCGACACGCATTCCAGCGCGTTCACCATCATCGGACTGTTGGACTGCGAACTGACCGAACGACTCGGCTAGGTTGCGTTCAAAGGTGCGTGGTAGAATCGTCGAAGCCGGTTCGATCGCACGCCGCAAGGCACTGGCCCAGGAAACCCATACCCAATGAAAGGCCGAAAGCGATTGCCGGAATGCAAAACCCGCTCATGCTGGCGTGAACGGAACCCCGAACGCCAACTATGCCCCAACTGCGAAACCCGCCTCACCGGCGACCTCACATGGCTGGCAACACACCTGCCATCACTGGAAGACGGGAAACTCAACCGCATCAACAAAAACAGGGACATGAACGGCAACGGCGGAAACGGATACTCCGCAACCCCGCCACTGCGCGAAACCATCTACGACCTGCTCTACGAGCGCGACGAACACGGACTGGACGGCGTGCAACCCACACTCCAGGCATTCGCCACATGCCTGGGCATCCAATGGATGCACATCACGCCACTGGCCGACCTCGCCAAACGAATCCTCGACACGGAAACAGGACACACCAACTACCTGCTCTCCACGGCGACCCCCGTATACGCCGAACAGATACGCATCCTCGTCAAGCAGTGCTCACGCATCCTCGACCAGGGACACGCCATCGACCTCGGCACATGCCCCAACACCGACTGCAACACGCCGCTGACAGCCGACGCGACGGCAACCACGGTCAAATGCCGCGGATGCAAGAACACGTGGAACATCAACTACCTTCGGAGCATCATGAGCCAGAGAATACTCGAATCGGACTACACGGGCACCATGCGCCAGATCATCGACCTGCTCGCGCAATCCACCGGGCAAATCGTCAACGCGAACACGTTCAAAAGCTGGGTGCACCGCAACCAGCTAAAACCGGCGGGCGGAACCCACGGCCACCCCACATACCGCATCGCGGACGTATACCGGCTCCTGCTCGGACTCCAACAAGCCGGACAAACCACCGACAGCGTATGGCAACTGCTCTCCACCAAGCAGAAAGCGGAATAATGGCGCGAATCATGAGAATCCACATCGTCACCGCCGACGTGCGAGACAAGGACAGCTACAGGGATTACACGACCCTCCCACCGGAAAAGCGTTCTTGGCTGACGACCGTTCGCGAGGAGACGGAACTCAAGTATGGCGAGTTCGTCAGCATCATGGGTGTTTACGGTTCGCGTGACCGGGCAGTTCATCGCGTGGATGAACTCGTTAGAGAAGGCTTCACTGTTTTCCCGATCGTCGAATGCGTTGTGGACGCGAACTGCTGGAAATACATAGGAGGCTACGCGGAATGAGCGAGACAATCAAAATCAGTGGAAAGTGAGCGCGTCATGCGAATCTACCTAGTAACTGCGAACGCACAGGATCACAACGAATACATCGAGTACCGGGATCAATCATATAATCCCGATCCGTTCACTGACATCCCGATGCACATGGGCGAAACGCCATACACCGCGGGATTTGTAAGCATCATGGGCGTTTACACGACACGCGAACAAGCGGAGGCACGCGTAAGCAAGCTTGCCCGCGAGAAATTCCCGGACTTGCGAATCGTCGAGATTGAAGCGGACTCGGACTGTTGGCAGTTCATTGGTGGAGGTTGGCTCTGGTGAACAAGCAGACAATCACAGCAGACCATCTGAACGCCACGCACTTGGGCAAGCGAATCACCATCAACAGCTTGCATGGCACCGTCATGTCAGGCAAGCTGAAAAAAATCAGCGCCGACTACGCCAGCATGCCCAGTTTCACGTCTTACAACCCCCACCAAGAAGACTTACCCAAACGATTTGAGTACAGGAAAGACGTTCACATCATCCTGCACTTGTCGAACCAAGTCGGCGACGATATCAAGGCAATCGTACACGAGGGCACGGAACTACAGGTAGAAGACGAGATCGTGTAGAGCAGCTTAGCCCGCACCATGACACAGACAGGTAGACCATTTTGCCGACGTCAGCAAAATGGTCAGAACACTGCGTTAAGCGCCGCCTGAGCGGTCTACAATGGCCCTGATAACAACAAATGTGTTTAGCGAGTGTTCGCCAAACGCTGCAAACCGGCTTCATCATCCTCGGGATAACGGAACCGCGCTTCGATACCCTCGGCTTCGAGGATCGCTCCTATCTCACGTGAACGCGCGTTCACTATCGCGTAATCGCCCTTGTCACGGCCATACGTGTCGTAATGCGCCTGCGAACGATAGTAGAGCAGATCCACATGGCTGGGTGCATGCCCTTGCGTTTCCGTCATCTCTTCCACCGCATCCAAAGCGGACTCGACTGCTTCGACATGCTGCGTGAGCATACTTTCCAACCATGCCTGCACGTCTGCCGGTGGTTCCGCCTCGCCGGGCTTCTCCCAACGTTTCACCGTCAACACGGCATTGCCGAAACGGTCGGCAAGCATCTTCTGACTGATGCCGCATCGCTCCCGTGCCGCACGGAAAGCGGCCTTCGATCCAAACGTCATACAAACCTCCAGACAATCATGAAAACACGGAAAACGTCGGTTCCAGCATGAAAAACACGCTGGAACCGGCAGAACAACGATTTTCAGCGGAATACGTCACGCCTTGACGCAATCGAACACCAGCAAATCGGAATCATCGGAATCCGTTCCGATCTTGGAGTCAAGACGCCACCCGTTTTCCTCAAGACACCGTTTGATGTCCTCCGTCCAATCGTCCGCCTCCACGTCGGACGGGGTGAACTCCAAGTCGTCCACAATCTCCCTATCCTCATGGAAATCGATGAAGTAATCGTAGATGCGGATATGGAACGTCGAATCCACGTCAAGCGGGTTCCTGAGCACCGCATTGTTCGGCTCCATCACGTCGATGTAGGCGTTGTGGGCTTCGATGCGCCCGGTCCATCCGCTGAAACCATCAAGACACAGTCTCCTTCGCAATAGATCCGATTGATCGCACGTGCCGCCACCGCTCCGAACAGTGGCGGCAAATTCTTTTTCAAGCGGCAAGCCTGAGATTATGGGCGGCGAGATAGTCGGCAATCTGCTCTTCCAGCCGCGCGTCAACGTCCGTGTAACAGTCGCGGTAAGCGACCACGCCACCCGTACCGTCGAACACGACATACGCCACACGACGGCCCTTGGAGTCACGGAAGCCACGCGGCTTATGCGCATACGCGCCGAACACGTCGGACAGTTCCTTGACCGATTTGCCGCCCGGAATCACCGCCTTGCGCATCATGACCGCGCTGGACGTGGCAACCACCTCATGCGGCTCAGTCCGTGGCGGAACCTCATGAATCTCAGCCGTGACAGGCTCAGGCTCAGGCTGCATCGCCCTGGACTGCAACGCCATCATGAACGCCGCCGCCTCCCGGTCAGACGAAACGTAATCCTCGCGATAATCGTTGAACGCTTCAAGAACATTCACCGGATACTCGCCATCAGCGAACGCCGTAACCGCCTCGCCATAGTCAGCGGGCGAAACGTCGGAATCGTGAAGCATCGTGTAAATGGCCTCGAACTCACGTGCGAACTCGACAATGGTATGACCGCCAAGATCACTCATGGGCTGCTTAGACTGTTCCACGGTCTCAGCCGGTTCCGGTTCCACCGGCTTGACCGGTTCCGGTTCCGGCTCAGTCTCAGGCTTGACCGGCTCGGGCTGCTCAGGCTCAGGCTTGATCGGCTCACGCTTAGAACGCTTAGACTTAGACGTGATGGAATCGACGAACGCCCAATCAGGCGCATCAACAAGTCCAAACACCGGCTTGATCTTGGGCGCGTCCGGGCGGAACGTGCCAACCGGATTGACCTCACCGCCCGCAAAATCACATGAGGCACCACGCATAGGCATGAGAAGGTATCCCTCACCGCCCCAGCCAGTCGTCTCGAACGGGTCATCAACGTCAACCACCGGCCCGATCCAAACACCGGAATACCCCGTGGAAGTCAGAAACTCAACGGACTTACCCAAAGCGGCAACCCTTGTCAACAGTTCGGCCACATACGCCGGATTCAAGTAAAACGACGTGACCATTTCACCCGAACTCGCACCCACGCAGCCAACACCCGGCAGCTGATAGGACATTCCAAGCCTGTTGGAAACCGCGACACCGTTGGCGGCCATGGAAAAACACAGAGGATCATAACGATCCGTCCTGAGTTTCACCACCGCGTCCTTGAGCTGTTTCACGTCGCAGACGAAACCACGGCCATAGCCGTTGCACCCCTTGCAAGCCCAGCAACGCGCGATACTCGGAAACTCGCCAACAGACGTGGCAGACATAAGAACATTCCACCCGGCTACCATGCAACCAACAGAAACAGCACCGCCGCAGTCGTTCTTGCGGTATTCCAAGCGTAGACCGCCGATCGTCTTGTCCGCGAACAGTTTCAGGAATGTGGCACGTGCGAAACAATCGAACCCCTTACCGCCATCACGTTCGATGACGGCACCACGAACGCACGCCACGGCCATGCGGAAACGATCAGTGGACTGCAAGCGCAACATGCCGCCCGCCACGTCCATGTCAACCGCAGTCAGCACGGGCCGCTGCTCCTCCTTGGAAACACACGGTTCGACAAGCTTCAAAGCGCGCGCGAACTCACCCGACTCCATGGTCACGGCAAACAGCGGATCACCCTGACTGCAATTGGCGCGAACACCACGCGGATCATACTGATTATCACATGCCGCGCCCTCACAGTCGTAGCCGCTGTCGTCCGCGAACCTGACATGCATCATGGCGGGACGCCCGACCTCTTTGCCGTCGTCATCCCTTTCAACCGGCAGCCGCTCACAGTCAACGGACCTCAACCCGCCGTGCGCCTCAGCCAACTCAAGCACACTACGCAACACGTCAGCATCAACCGTGGCGGGTGACCCGGCGAACGATACGCCATCAGGCCAATCAAACCACGCCGAACCCATAACCTCAATGCCCTCACGGAACACCGACACCCGATCAGCCTTGAACCGCGACGCCACGGACTTGAAGAACTTAGAGAAAACAAGACTGCGCATGATAAACCCCTTAAAAAGAAAAACGATGAAAACAAAGGGCGCAGCACAATTACCACGCCCCGAAACCAGACAACCGAAACCGGTAGGCGCGACTAGAGATCGATCGGGTATGCGCTCCGGTCGAGATCGACCACAAGCACCTCCAGCATCGGCTGAGGCTCGCAGTCGCTGTAGTCTCCCTCACCGGCCACCATGTCGTTCGCGTACTCGATGCAGTAATCGACGTCATCCACAATGTAAGCAAGCTCTGGGCCTTCGACGGTCTTCAATCCGCCGACCTCGAAAAAGTCCGCAGCCCAGTCGGGGCCGTACTGCGAGTTCTCCTCATCCCACTCACGGATAGAGATTTCCACTGCCTTGTTTTTGTCAATAAGCCTAGTCATTTTGGTTTGTCCTTTTTTTGATAATCAACGGTGATTGATGGGCGTGATTGATAGGCTCACACCCGAAAGCCCGGAATATAGGGGGACTACTTACGTTCCCCACCATTCAGGAAGTCAACGAACTTGTCTCTAGCCACGCCATCAGCGGCGCAACCAAGTAAATCGCTGCTGATAACGTCATAGCCACAGCCGGTAACGAAATAGAAATACCAGTCGTCGCCATCCTCGCTCAACCAGCAGGAACGCACGTACCCCGTAAGCTCGTACCGTTCGCACTCGAACCATTCGGCCAGCCCCTTAGCAAGCAGCGAATCGAACCTAAAACGGCCAACGGTGATAATGCCGCTCTCTTCATCGCGTACCCTCTTATCGGCCTCTTCGTTCAGATCGTCGTCAAGACTGTACCCGGCTTCAAGCGTGGCGAGATTGTACAACAGCTCGTACGAGTCGATACCGTCGAACGTGTCATGTTCCGCGATCTCACTTGCATTAAACCAAGTGATCTCCTTGTAGATCATGTCGTCGAACTTCATCTCACGCCTCACTCTCGCACTCGGAAAGATCAACGCCATAGCAGCGCGCGATATACTCGAAGTTCTCACGCTGCTCATCGGCGCTAAGAGCTTTTACAAGCGCGTCCAGCAGGTCACTGTCACCCATAAAGTCGCGCAGCGTCCCGAACGCCATATCGTTGTCAAACATTTCAGATACTCCATTCCAGCCCCCTTGCTAGAATAAGAGGGCTCTAGTTAGTTGGTTAAAATTACTGAGCAATCGAGCCGGATAGCTGCAACTATCCGGCTCAACTCATTCGTGAGCTAGAGCAGCCATAAAGACCGCACTAGCCCTAGCGGATTATTCAATCCGCCGAAGTTTCATCAGAATCAAGCAACTTACGCGGATTAGCGACACGCAAGGCATCACATAGCTTTATCGCAGTGGCTAAGGTTAAGTTAGCCTCAGAGCGCCTACCACTCTCGATATCTGAGATGTTGCCGCCTGACATGCCAACTTTTTCGGCTAGCTCTCGTTGCGTTAAACCGCGTTTCGTTCTCAATTCCTTTAATCCCATGGCCCTACTCCTAACTTGGATTAGAGGCCATTGTAGACCACTCAGACAGCGCGGGACAATTCCATGCCGGACACCGCGCCACGTTGGCGACTCTACGACGGTTCGGCCTTGCATGGTGTGAGGGTGCACTATGCCTAGTCGCAGTCCGTCGCGTCATTGTCGCGTCCACTCTTCAGTTTTCAATCATCCATGCCACGCCTATCGAGGGGGCTTCATGTCACCGTCCTTGCGGCGGTGGCCTTCGTGGTGGTGACCTCTTCATCTCCGTTCCTTTCGTTGTCGTTTGCTTGATGGCTATCACTATACACGTCCTACGTATGTAGTGCAAATTGAGTCAATACAGACCACGCCAAAACCATTGCAAACACTAGCATTCGTCGGCGTGTCGCAACCACACGACGGCGACACGTCCATAGACCACAGAGACGTGAGCCACGACGGCCACGGCCACGGCACGACAGACGGGCATAGCCACGGCACGGCCACGGCCACGACGGCCATGCATGACCAGGCACGACGGACGGGCACGACAGGCACGACGGGCACGACGTTAATACGATCGCGCCCGCGCAAATACCACACGACACGCCAAAACACAA